GCGGCTGTTAACTCTCTTTCTCGGCCAACGGAACCAGAACCGAGAACAGATATCTGAGAATTAGCCGTAGGCTGGGCTACGCGAATAGCTCCTGATCCGACAGAGGCGGTGACGTTTGCAGAACCTAATAAAAGTTTTTTAAAATTGAAAGAGCAAGACGCTGACGCGCTTATATTTACAGCAGAAGCTGCGTTTAATTCGTATTTGGCTAACGCAGTAGAGCTAACGGAAATAGCTGCTATCGCATCAAACCGACCTTCAACGTGAGAGGCACAGACAACCGAAAGGTTGGCGCTGACAGCAGAGTCAAAGGCTTTTTTGCGTAGACAAACACCTGTGCCAGAAATCGCTATCTGTTCAGCCGCGTTAGTTTCTTTAACGCGGTTTACAGAACCTGAAGCGGCTGTCGCAACGCTGGCAGACCCAGAAAACTTTAATATACTATGAGGGCTTACCGCAACAGACAGGGCGGCATCAGCCGCACCAGCCATAACTAGATCAGACGTAGCGTTGGCAGATGTGGCAGCAGATATGTTTACCGAAGCTCGCACGAAGAATTCAGATATTTCGCCAGTAGCGGATAGCGATACTGATGCTGTAGCACTAGCAACAAGAACACATAAGCGGTCTAGTTTGTCTAGTTCTTCTAACGTGTAACCAAAAGTGGCAATATACTCTAGGCTGCCCCAAGTGCCTAATTGGTCTAAAGTTGGGTTGCACCAAGGCAACGACCCCAAGCTGTCTAAGCTGGCCGGAAGATCATCTAAACTGCCTGTTAACTGTTCAAGCGTTGGGATACTAGTAGACATTGGCTAACTAGGCTGCCGTAATGTCTAAGTCACCAGCAGCTATTTTTAGGATGTCGCCTGTGTCGATGAGCTTGGCGGCTGTAAAGGCACCGTGGATCAACAGGTTGCCACCAGAACTGGCGTCAAACAAACCAAAATGGCTTACCGTACCCCAGCTTGCCGTGGCAGCAGAAAACTCAACAGCACCACTATTGTCAGCCGTACCAGCTATTGCTGCATCGAAGGCTATAACCTTGCGAGTGTAACCGTTTCCGTTTAGCTCAGTGCCACTGGCGTCATCGCCAAATGAACCAGTAGACAGCCCAATATAGATTGCTGACGGCATTGTGTATGCGCCAGTGGCCAAAATATGATCTAAGATCTCGTTCTCTAGGTAGTCAGACATTGCACTCATAGTTTAAGTCCCCGCTGCTTGCGATTGGCGTTGATAAATACTGCTTATTTGTAAACTTCCGGTTCCGTAGTGAGAACGCTGCTCGTCAATTTTTATTTCCTGAAGGGCTTTTTCAAAGCGAGCCATATATTGAGCCGCCCTTGTCTCGTCAAGAAGATACGCATAAGCCTCTGCGAGAGACCCATATAAGTAAGCATCTGGAGACCGCGTCAAAATGTTGTTTGTTGTATTTGACGCAGACAAAGCCTGAATACTTCCAATGTAGACAATTTCTGCTTGATACCCTGAATCAGGTATTGGGCGAAACTTCATTTCAGCGCCGATAATGCTAAAGCCCTTTGGCTTGCCGTTTCCGGCTGATGCGTACTGCTCATCCAAAGCCACAGGGCTATAGTATTTTAAAACAGTAATCGGCGAGGTGTTTAACTTTACTTCCCTGACCTCACGCATATCGGTCGGCAGGGATATATATTCGTCACCCGCAGTCAGCGTAGCGGTTGACCGCTTTTCCTGACTGCGCGTCTCAAGCTCTCGGCTCATTCGCCCCTCGGCCAAAGCAATAAAGTCAGGTATCTGTCCGGTCAAGTCAGACCGAGCTAGAAAACTAGCTATGGATGCCTGCAAATCTGTGTAGGTCGCAATTGCCATTATACGTTTCCGCCGCCTGTCCTGAAGTCTCGGTTCTCGCTATTATTCAGCCAAGCCTTCCAGCCCTTTGGGTTTTGGGCAGGCGGGCCTAGCGTCTCTAGAAGGTGATTATACACGACATTTGGTATTTCCGCCACATGCTGTATATGACGTTGCGTGTTCACTGTAGCGTTGGCGCGATAGTCGTTGTTCATCTGCTTGTTAATTTTAATCAGGTCGTCGAACCGCTGGGTCGTCTCAATAATGTCAGTGCCATCAGATTGCTGATCCATAACCACCTCTTTGGCGGTGTGAGGGTCGGTGTATAAAACTCGTTTCATGTTTTCCCCTTATGAGATAGAGGGGGCAGTTGCCCGCCCCCTCAGTTTTACTATGAACCGTTCAAGTCCATAATCATTGCGTGTGCCTTAGCCGCGGTGGGTTTAAGGGACCATTCGCAGAGAAGGTGCGACGTTTTTGCATCGCCGTCCTGACTCAACTCCTGCTCAAGGAAGTTACGTCCGTTGAGTGTGCAGATTGACACAAAGTTTGGATCAATCAAGAACACCCGGTCGTTTCCAAGGAACCGAGACGGAACAGCTTGCACAGTACCGAAGTCGGTCAAGAAAACACTGGTAGACCCGACGTAGCTGACTTCCTTAGCGGCAGTCATGTTCACGTCGTTGCTGACCAAGTTGCCAGACGCTGACAGGTCTGAGAAGTTGGCACGGTTTGTGGCCGAGGCAATCATCAGCTCAGGTGAGCCGCCGTCTGTCCAAGCGTCCTGCATCCCATCTTCGATGAGGGCAAGTGTCAACGCCCGGTCAGTGCCGCCGGTTACTGTGTCAGTTCCTGTGCCAGCGCTGAAGGCACCGGATGCCCCGACTGAACCGTTGGTGATCCAGCAGGTCAGTGAAGCTGACTTGCGTGGGTCTGAACCAGAACGTGCAACGTCTGTGTCACCGATTGCTTTTTCGATGTCCCGGCGAAGCTCAAGTGCTTTTAACACCTTCTGGTAGTTGTGTTCCCGCTCACGCCCGGCGGAATCGACTGCATCCAAAGTCCCGGATGTAGCAAACACCTTCTTTGAGATTTGGTGGTAGTTACCAATCCGTGAAGTTGGTGTCGCCGCAGCAGTTGATGTTGTGGCGCCTTCGTTGTGGTAGTTAGTAGCAGACGCAGCGGTCAGCTCCTGAACTTGCCATTCGACGAAAATGCCGTTTGATGTCTCCTTCTTCACGTTAGAGAAGATTGGTGTTTCCGCAGGGTCGCCTTCTATCCCAGCCTTTCGGTGGGGGTGGACTATATCATCACTCCGAGTTGGAGTGCCGGACGCTCTAGCCTGTTATTAAGGGGGCTTTACCCCTCAGGTAGTCTCTGAACCTTCCGCCGGTGTACCGACGGCTTGGATGCTGATTGCCATAGCTTTCGCCTTAGGGTTCCAGCAGTTCATCCGGTTTAGACCGCACCTACCCTATCTAATGCGGTAAATGATGTCGGCGAGTTGCTCTTTCTCACCAACAGCGTTTTGGGTTGTAAAAACAGCCATTGTTTTGTTCCTTCGGGTTATCTACCCATCAAAAGTTGTACAGCAGCGTCAACGGTGCCAGCCTTTTCAAACTGTTCACGCGCCTTCCGCTTTGAACGATTAGCAACTTCGCGCTTGGTTGCCGGTTGCCCTGCCTTGGCCATCTTCGGTGCTTGGCGAGTGCGCTTTTTGGTTGTGGGTTTCTTTTCCATTAGATTGTCCCACTTCCACGCTTTGTACAAAAGCTCAATCGCGCGTGCATCTGACGCGGATGAGATTTCTTCCTCACTAAACCCGACACGCTTCTGTGCGTACTTAATGACTTCTTTGCGTTCAAACTCGCGGGTTTCGTCATTTTTCCACTCAGGTATGCGCTCAAGCATTTCGACACGTTGGTTTTGCAGGTGCTGTTTTAGGTTCTGCTCCTGCTCCTGTGCCTGCTGTTGGGCAATTCTCTGACGCTCTGCTGCAACTTGGTAGGCTTGCTTTTGTTGCTTGTCCCACTCTGTCTTGGCAAAGAAAATGTCGTCAGTCGAATAGCCCTCATTCTTCAAGGCTGACCAGTCAGGTTCCTCAGTGAGGTTTGTCTGCTGGAGTTGGGCTTGCAGTAACTCAAGTTGCTGCGCGTAAGCGTCTCGGAGCTGTTTTGTTTCTGCTGCCTCAGCAGCAAATGCCTTGCGTTGCTCGGCCAGTTCCATTGATCGCTTAGTAAATGCCTCCTGACGTTGATAACCCTTGAGGGCTTCTTCGAGGTTAACTTCCACTTCCTTGCCGTCCACCTTTACGGTATACAGCTTTTCAGCGGGTTCCTCGTCGTAGTCCTCGTCGTCATCCTCGTCGTCGTAGGCATCTTCGCCGTCATCAGCCTCATCGTCATAGTCGTCATCCTCGGGGGCGTCCTGCGCCTGATCTTCGGATGAGACTTGCGCCTCGGCTTCGGGCTGTCGAGGCTGATCTTCAGCCTCATTTCGCTCATCTGTAACGGTGTCCTCAGTGGGAGTGTTCAGAAGGCTAATTGCGTCATTCATTGAAATGTTGTCGGTTCCATTAGGATTGTCGACCATAATTTTTCTACCTTATCTCTTGTTAAAAGTGGAGCGCCTCTTGACTTCGTCAATCTGCGATTGCGCCATCTTACCATCCGATATCACCGTTTGAAAATACCCCTTTAGGGCTTCAAGGTTCTGGCTTAATTGGTAAATTCGCTCTCGGTCTTCGGCCTCACCTATGCCGCTTGACTTCCAAGCCTGAACAAACTGGCTCTCCAGATAGTCAAACGCCTCAGTTAACAACTCGTTCCTAAGCAGTGCCTCAGCTTTCTCAGCCCGCAGCACCGCTTCCCTCGCCTTACCTTCGTTCATTTTTTCCCTAACTTAGTAACGTGTAACCTGTGGTCGGATATGGATTTTGAAAGTTTGCTGGCTCATACGCGCCCCGCCTGCGGAAGGCTGTGTTAGCAGCCGCAAAGTCAGTCGGTGAGCCAAACCCAGCTCCGTACCGCTGTTGGAACTGCGGCAGTCCAGTAGGTGCCACGTCCAGCAAACCCATCCGAGCGTACTGATCGCCGGGTGCGCCAAACGCTCCGCCGGTTGAGGCTGCTGCCTGATAGCCTGTGTCTAGGCGGCAAGCCTGCATGTCCTCGTCGAACATATAGCCCTCGTCGCATTGGCCGGT